CTATCGCAAGACGCGATGGCAATTCGACCAGAAGCGAACCTGTTGCCCATATCAAGTTATGTACATCTGCCGGGGCACAAGCCGGTCTGCTGCCTTCTCGCGGTCTTCACCCGCCGCCAACTCCCACGCCTCGTCATACTGCGCTTTTAACTCAGGCAGGCGGGGGAGAGCATCAGGGATTTTGAGCGACAAGTAGTACGACAGCCCTGCCACCAAGCAGGGGAGAAACCTGAACGGAATGTCCTGAGTTTTAGTACCACCCTCACCAGCGTCCTGAATACGGCGCATGCGCCAGTACACGAACGTGTAGGTCTGGGCATTGTCTGGGGTGGGCCATACGTTGATTGTTGGTGCGTTCACGCCCGTGGGGGTTGTAGCCCCGCTTTGCCGGTTGATCCACACCTGAATGGGTCTGCCCTGCGCCAGCTTGTTTGGGATCGTGGCATAGGTAGAAACACTAATACGCGTAATGGTCAGGTCTGCTTGATTGGGGACGCTGCCTGCCTGCGTACGGATGACGTGCTCTAAAAGATCGACCGTATCCACCGGGAGGTTATAAGTGGCCTGCCCCTGCACTAGCGTGATCTGCCCCTGCTCAATCGTCCACAGGTTGATGCCTCGGTTGGCCCAATCCGCAAACAACAGGTTCATTGAACGACGGGCCGTTTTTAAGTCATAGCCCGTGCGCAGTTCTGCGCCACAACGCTCGAAAGCCTCTTCGACGATGTCTTTGAGTTCAAGATTAAATGTTGCGGCGCCGGAAGTTGTCATTTCATTTTCTTCAGTGTTTGAGCCAGACGGGCACGTTGTCCCAACTTACCGGGCTTTTTAGCCGCAGCAGCCAGCTTGCCAGCGGGGATCTTTTCGCCTTTTTTAACGCCCAATTGCGCCCGTAATGCTCCGGGCTTCTTGATCGCGCTTTGTATCCATTTCTCAGCCATTATCGGTGCCTCGCGGTTTTCTTTGCAATAGAACTGGGTTGCTTAACGAACTGCTTGCCTGCTGCCTTTCCTGCTCGTTTTGCTCTTGTTGTTGCTGCGTATTCAGAAGATGACAAAGCCTTGATAGCCGACGCTGGGAGATACCTCTCGCCTGTAGCGTTTGGACCCTGAGTTGACGGTTTACCACTTTTTGTACGCCATTTCTGAGCGGTCCAATCTTTTAAGCTCTGTTGCGGCTTCTTTAGTGGCATGGTTCTCAACCCTCTTTAACTCGCGGTACGCCTGCGCTGCACCTAGCACCCACTTAAAAACATTCCCGTCCGTAAACGGGTTGTATGTCGGCTTTGGGATCACGATTTATAGCCGCCACCTTTGGCCTTGTACTGCTGAGCCAGCATCTGCGCTTTACGGGCGCTCCACTGCCCCGGATTACCACCCTTGCCACCAGCTTTGATTCGCTCAAACAAGCTCTTGCGCATACCCGGTTGGGTGTACACACCAGCTTCATTTACGCGGGACTTGACCTTGCCACCATCTTTAAAAATGGTGAACTTATCGCCATCCTTGCGCCGAGCCGTTTTGGCTTTTGGCATCTTGGAGGCGCGAATCGCGCCCATCCCGCGTGAGGACATCATTTGCAGGAACCGCCGCCCTTCATGGCAACCATCTTGCCTCGGGTTTTGCCTTTCACAGCAACACCGTCACGCTTGGGGCTGGTTTTGACTTTACCCATTTTGGAAGGCTTCTCAGCTTTGGTCATCTTAGCCATTCCGCTAGCTTTCATTGGCATCTTCATACTATTGTTCCTCTCGTTTTACCACGGACTGCGCACCCGTCTGCGCGAGCAGACACCGAACCACCAGACTTCATACCGTGCATGCGCTTCTCGTGGCCCTTGACCACTTTGGAAGCGACCTTCTGCATTTCTGCTTTTGCCAGACCACGGCCCATCTTTTTCATTGCTTTGTTCTCGTTCACACGACCACCTTTTTTGAACGATCCAAACTCACCGGCTTGAGAACGCCGTTTGCTATCTTCATCACTTAAACGCTTGACGGTGGCCTCGCTCGGGCCTTTGTCTTCTTCACGTTGCTTTGTTGCAATCCGATCAAGGTCAGCTGTAGTAGGCCCCTTGCGCTCTTCGTACAGCTTTGTGGCGCCTTTTGTAATAATGTCCGTATCCGACTGAGCCTTTGGCTTAGCCATCTCAGTCGTGTACTTCTTGCCCTTGAACATGAAGGTTTTGTCGCCTGCTTTGCGAGCAGCGTTAAATGCGGCTCCAAAAGTAGAGAGCTTTGCGCTCTTGGCAAGCCCTGCTCGTTTGACATCGCCTTCTTTATTGCGGACGCCTGAGAACGGATCCTCGTCGTCACCCTGAAATGGATTAGCCATTTTTACTACCTCCTTTGTGCAAGCGCATCAATTTTCTTCTCAAGCCGGTCAAAGCCGCTGTCAAAGTGTTCACGAATTTTTTCAAGATCTTGGCGGACTTCTGCACGAGTGATGTGATCACGAGCGACTTCCTCCCTCGTTCGATTAAGCAGGATGCTGATACGCTGAAGTTCATCGAACTTGCCCTTAAGCATGAACACCATGACCCCCACAATCGCGCTCAACACAACGTTCCATAACATCATTTCCATTTAGCATTTCCATGCGCGTAGCGACTTGTTTATGCGTGAATTAGGATCATTCGCCGTTTTGGCAGAAGTTAGCTTCTTTTTCATACCCTTCATCCGGGCGCAGAACGAATCCCTGCGTGCACCACCTTCTGGTTGCGGTGCTTTGAGTCCGGGTTTACCCGGATTGGCTTTGTTGTAGGAGGCACGCCCCTTGGCGTTCAAACCGCCTTTGGGGTTTTTACCTTCCTTCCGCTGCCAAGCAGGGGTCTTTGCCATAGATCACCCGTAGATCAACGTCATCGAGGTGGTATCGGTAACAGTCCCGTGCAGACCTGACTCACACAGGATGCCCTCACCCGGCATCGGAATGATCGTGTAACCCGCAGTACCGCTAGCTGCCGTATTGATCGTGGCGAGAATTTTGCCGGAAGCGCCGCCCTCGCGGATTACGACAGAACCGGCGCTTGCCCCGTTAATTGCATAGATCGTTTTGATCCGTGCACGCTGAATGGCATTATTCTGCTGATCCAAAAAATTGCCGGTAGCTGTCAATGGCTTCGTCGCTAAGACGTCATATTGCATGGTAGGCATATCAGCCTCCTACTTAGGACAGCGCAGCGCCGACAGCAGTAACCCAAGCAGCACCGGTGTTGATAACAACGCAGTATTCGTCGTTGCCAGCACCATTATCAGAGATGATGTACATCGTACCGACGGGGACAGAAGCAAAAGCGGGGAGATTGGCAGTCGTAACTACGGGAGGAATAAAGCCGTTCGCAGATACAACTGGACCGTTGAATGTGGTGGTTGCCATTTAAGGCTCCTTTCGTGTAGTAGCACATAACCCGCACCGTCTCTACTAAGTCTGCCAAGCCAGTCGGTACAGGGAAAAAATCTTGGTAATTAGAGGATACAACAAAAGGGGGGTTTTGCAACCCCCCTTTTTACTGCTGTTTAAGCACCGGGTGAACCGAACATTCCAAGCGGATCCGAGAATCCGAAGGAATAACGCTCACGGGCTTTGTAACGAACGTTACCGGTATCAAAGTCACCATCCATGGACTGAGACATCGGCGAACGAACAAAGTGCTTCAGACCATTAGGCACATCCGTGGTCAGGAACCAAGCATCTGGGTCCGTCAGGAAGTGGTTAACGGCATAGCCCTCGGGAATCGCACCATTGCTGCGCAGCGCGTTGATGTCGTTGTCGGCAGTAGCCGTGCGGAGTTCAGTCTCCAGCAGGCGGGTTGCCACGAACATCAGCGAAGGCGGAATGATGAGTTTGCGGGGCTTGGCAGCGATCAGAAGACCACGCTCGTCCGTCCACGCAGCGATCTGAATAACAGCGGCCTCAAGGGAGGTCTCATTCAGGTCAGCCGGAGTGGCGGGTTCGTTGGAGTTGGTTCCACCAGAAACCAGGGGGTGAGCAGTCGAGAACAACTCAACACCGTCACCACCGGGGTAGGCCGAGTTAAAGCCGTTGTTCAGAACGGCAGCAGCTTTAACCTGCTTGGTGTACGCCATGGCACGGGCCAGAGCCTTGGTATAACGGGCCGAAAGGCTGTCATACAGGTTGTCCTCAATCGCCTCTTCGGTGATCGAGAAGCCAAGAGCAATGGTCTCGTGTGTATAGCGAGCCGTGAAAGCTTCCTGCGCATTGTCATAAGCGATGGCGGAACCTTCGTTTTTGACAGGGGCAGCGGAGAAGCCAGACAGCTTGGTCTCTTCTTCGAAGGAGCGCTCGGAGGTCTCAGTTTCATAGATCTCTTTGTGCTCTTCGCCGTAGCGAGCGTACTCCATACCGAACAGAGCGTTCAGGCCGGGAAGGAGTTCTTTAAGTAGTTGTGCGCGTGAAATAGCCATTTTTTAATGCTCCTTACAGACCAACGTTATTCAAATATGAATGAGCGTCGGGGTTGAATTTCACAAACACGTCAGTGTAAGAATCGCCCGGTGTAGAGGCAAAACCAACAATGCGGAATGCGGCGGCAGCAGTTTGGACGGTAGCGTCCAGAGCCGAAGTCGAGTTACCAGTACGGGTACTACCAGTAGAGGTGGACTGGACAGCAGCAAAGAAGGTGTTGGTACCCAGAGCAGTCTGAGCAGCCGAACCATCAAGCTGGGCTTGGAAAACAACCATCGGGTCGGTCACGACCTTGGCAGTAACAACACCAGTCGTGCCAGACGGGTAGTACTGGCTGTCAATAACTTGACCTTGAGCGTTTACGAATTGGCAACCGACGAAAACGCCGATAGCACCAACGCCGGAACCGCCGAGGTTGTTAGTGGTGATGTCAGCGCCAGTAGCGGTAGAGATAGCCAGATAGCCATCGGAACCGATAATCACGACTTGACCATAGAAAATGTTGGTGGCTTCACCAGCAGGGTCGATCAGAAACGTCTCTGTCGCACCGGCGTAGGGCATGCCATCAACTCGTTTCACGGGACGTAGCCCGTAAGGAGCAGCAGTAGTAGCCATTATTACACCTCGTTAAAAGTTATTTAGAACCATTGCCAAAACCCACACCCCTTGTCGTCGAGGATTTCTTCTCGCTAAACAGCGGCATGCGGGGGTCATTGTTACGCATGAAGTTGTTATCAACAGACTCCATTTGTGATTGGGCTTGCTTGTTGTAGTAGTCGTTGCGTGATTCCGCCAATTCTGCTGGCATCTTACACAGCAACAAACCACCCATTTCCACATTCCCGTTCTTGTTAGCAGCGAGCATCAGCTCGGGGTGGTCAACAGCTCTGACCGGTTCCCAGCCTTCTCTGGTTTTCTTGGAGACGTTTTGAGGAACGCCTTGGCCCAAGACCTCCGTAGCAATCCAGCGAAAACGCCATCCGGGTTGCGGTTCAGGTTCCGGTAGAGCGCTCGGCGGTACATATACTGACCGAGTGTTGCTCTCACGTGTTTGAAGGTTTCTGGGTGTGCGCTCTTGCGCACCATCACGACTAATTCTTTCAGACATGGTTAGGACTCCGAGTTAAGTTTAAGAACTTCACGAGCATACTGTTCATTGGTAAGACCCAAACGTTTGGCGATTGCCTCTTGGGTTTTGGTCAAGGAGACCTTTTTCTTACCCGCAGTACGGGTTGGAGCAGCAACAACGGTTGCCGGACGTTTCGGTTCCTGTTTCCTTGTCTCTCCGAAATAATCGGGAAACACTTCACGCATGCGAGCGTCAACGCGCTCGTAGTAATCATTTGTACCGGCTGTCACCCCGGAACTGACCAATTTCTTGTGCACTGCATACGCGAGAGCGGTCATCTCATCATCCTCGCCAAACCACGGATTCCGTGTTTTCCACCGGACGTCCTCTTCAGTCAGTCGCGGCTGTGGCTCAGATTGTTGCAGCGTTGGTTGATTATATACCTCATCGTTTTGGGTTTGTAAAGCTGTTGGCTTAAAAGTTTTTGTGTATTCCGACCGGTACTTTGCAGCAGCCAACTCCTCCTGTGCCGCAATAATGGCGTCCGTGTCGTAACTTTCTTGCGCTTCCCGAAGCTTTTGACGTGCAATCTGAAGCTCCATATCAGCTTTAGATTGGACAACCTCGTTGTAGACGGCATTTCCCGCGTTGTATTGCTCTTTCAGGCGCTTGTTTTCTTCAAACAATTGCTGGGCAACACGG